CAGACTCTTAAATCTGGACCAGATCACCACGAAGGTGCGTGAGATGATCAATATAGGTAATTGATAACCCTAGCAATTAGAATGCGGGCCCCACAGTTTTTACTGTGGCTTCCTCCCGGTTGCTTCAACTCTCTGCCTGGCCTACATTGGCCCCATATGAAGACTCCGTTTTACAACGGGTTCCTTCATATAGGGTCATTGCAGGGTGAGACAGATCGTCAACTGTAAAGTGACGCTAATAACTTAACCATGATCAACATTATCCATCAAGTGCTTGCTCGGCACAAAGAGCTCCGGCTTCTAACCGGAGTACCGAGCAATACGGCAAAAGTCCTTCTAAAGACTTTTGCCATTACAGCATGATGGTGTGCAATCTGGTATCGCGATGAGCGCCACTGGGACTTCGTAAAACGATGGCTATCCATTCTTTGTGGGTGGATTCGTCACCGAGGTCTCATGTGGACTATCACGCATGTGAAACAAATTCGTAACCTAGTTACGAAATGGTTCGCAGGCGAGATGGTTCCACCTGGGACTTACTCAGTCCGCCAGAATCGAGATTGTTTCCCAAGTTGTATCTCCTTTATGAAACCGGTAGACCGCGCCGATGTAAATCGGATGCGATTTATTCTGACTCTTCTAACACTTCTACGTTGTGTAGAAGGGCTTGAGGAGCCAGATATTGAGGCGATTACTCGCCCCAGTACGGTTTCTAATGAAGATGCAACAACTGTCGTAAGTAAACGCTTTATTAAGCGCTTTCTTAAGTCAGTGGGTCACAAACCTGGATTCAAGCCGTCATGGTCCGGTCGATTCCACTTTACAACAAAGATGGGTCCGAATGGTCATGCTATGTCATCGACAGCTGCTGATGCAGTTAGTCTGACAATGCAAGATCATTGGGATCTACTTTGTCTAGGTGGAACCGATCTCTTCACACGGTTCCAGGGATACCTTGGAATTGCAAACCGATCACATCCCGGATTTATCCTTGATGTATCGGGTGCAATTCTAAGTGCTACCGCTTGCCGACCTTGGAGTAATCCAGTGTCTGCAAAGCTTGTAGCTATCCCTGCACCTGAAGGGAAAACACGAATCATTGCGCAACTTGATTACTGGTCACAGGAGGCCCTAAAGCCTCTTCATGATTATGTAATGAAGCTGCTACGACGGATTCCAAATGATCTGACTTATCGTCAGTCACGAGGACCGTCGGTAATGACTCGGCAACCCGGGCACTCCTTTTGGTCTATTGACCTAAAGAGTGCAACGGATCGTTTTCCGATCATGACGCAGTTTACAGTCCTAGAGACAATGTTCGGTACTGACTATGCGTGAGCTTGGTACATAACACTTCGTCGTCCGTTTAAATACGGGGATGAATTTGTTACTTATCAAGCAGGACAACCTATGGGGAGTTACTCCTCATGGGCAGTCTTCGCGCTTTGTCACCATATCATTATTTGAGAGGCCCATCGTCGCGCAGGAGTCGCAGTAGGTAAAACCTACTGTGTTCTTGGTGACGATGTTGTCATCTCAAATGATGATGTGGCCGAGCAGTATCTGAAGATCCTTGAGATTCTAGGAGTAGAGGCCTCACCGGCCAAAACTCATAAATCCAAGACATGTTTTGAGATTGCTAAACGATGGTATTTCCGAGATGGTGAAAACTCTTACGAGTTTACACCATTCCCGATTAATTCCGTCGCTGTAACAGTCAAAAGCATGTCACTGGTTCTTCAGAGTCTCTACGAAGCTGTTCGGAAAGGATGGCCGCTTCCTAGCGGATCATCTCTCCCCGAGGCTGCTGCCGGAGTTTCGTGTGTAATGAAGGGAAATGTATCCAAAGGATACTATCTCGCACTTCATAAACTAGCGAAACTCTGCTGGACAGTAGGAGAAATCCTCCGGGGAAATCTAGAAGGGGTGTATGGGATTCGATCCCTACAACAACTTTTCGGTCTCCCTTGTCTATCACCAGCTAGTTCGCTTGCTCCTGGTAAAGTTCCAGATAGCATGCTTACAAACTGTGTGGTAGAGCTGTTCAGCGAGTCAGCAGATACAAAGGGTCAGGGTTTCGATGATGTAGGGTTCAACACCCTAATAATCGTTACTAACCCTGAGTACGTTCAGCCTCAAATGGTGCAACCAATGCTAGAATCAATTCCCCAACTATCAGTGTATGGGGCATTCGAAGAACAATACCTTCAGATTTCTCAGAAGGCATGGGACTTCGATGCCATTTACTCTGGTAATTGGGATCTAGCAATGCGGGCACTGACTGTACCTGACACGTCGCGAGTATTCTCAGCGCGTAACAAGGATGTTCGGCAAATCTTCATTATGAAGATCGCCAAATACCTTGTGCAGCGTCTAAAAATGCTTGCGACGAGTCCATACGCGCTATTGCGGTACTTTTGTACACCCAGTGCACCCATGGGTAAATCGTGTGTTAACACACACGGGGGTCCCATGATGCGGTCCTGCCTTACAGCAG